TGGTATTTGTTCGTCTTTACCTTCATAGTGACCTATAATATTTTCAAAGGGTGAAAAGTATCTAGCGTTTCTACAAGTATCATAAACTTGTTTTTGCATTAAAAAATAGTTTGCAATAAAAGCTGCTAGGTCTTTTGATATAGCTTGACGGATAACTGTATATTTTTTCTTTTTAAACATCTTTTGCCATTTCTTTTGGCACTGCTTGTATGTTCCAATGTATAAATCTAAAAGGCTCTTTACCAAAGTCTACACTAAACTCGTGTTCCAAGAACCCTGGAAATATAATTAATGTTCCTGGTTTTGGTTTAAGGTGAAATTGTTCGTGACCTGCCCATACACCTTTTAAGTCTGGTTTCATTTTTAATTTTGTACATCTTGCACCAGTTTTTGGTTCGTGAAATACTGGGTAAGAAGTTTTATCACTACACTTTAAAAAATAAAAACCTGATACGTGTTGATTCCAATGTATATGTGCTGAATGATGACCACCACCTTTTTTAGCAAACTCTTGTACCCACATCTCACTAAACATAGTTGTGTATTGTGACATATCATAACCCTGATGATCTAAATATTCCCAAGACTTTTGACCAATGTAATTTCTAAAATCTAAAAAATCATTGTCAACTGTAAGTGGTGTTGAATGATACGATCTTCCAAAGTCACCGTGTTCTTTTATATATTTTTTCTCTCTTGTTTTTGAATCTTTAATATATTTATTAGATGCTTTAATTAGTGATTTTACAAACTCTGGTTTTTGTTCTGACCAAATAGTTGTGTTAAAGTAATTATTTATAAACATTATCTAAAAGGCCTCCCTAAATGCCATACCACAAGACTATATCTTGTGCCTGATGTTACTGGTTTAACTCTATGCCAAACAAAACTAGGAAACACAATAATAGATCCTTTTGGTAATATCTCTTTACATTGTATTCTATGCTTTGATTCATCTCGCATATGTGGATCATAGTTTCTAAAATCAAATTCTAGTTCTCCACCTTTATATTCTGAACCATCTGTTAACTGACAAGTCATAGATAGTTTTCGAATTCTTCCGTGCTCTGGATCGTTTGGGTTTTTTCTTTCATATGGTTTATCCCAACTATCGCAGTGCCAATCATAATATTGATTGTGTTTATATTTTGTAAACTGACACGACTCACTTCTTTCCCAATCAAAATTCCAACCAGCTCGTCTATTTGCTTCGTGAACATATGGGTGTAGTTCTTTATATATCCAAGTATCATTTAACCAAACTAGATCAGAGTTTCTTTTTCTTTTTAAATCTTTCACTTCTTCTTTTTTTAATTTTCTATCACCATAGCCACCTGTTCTGGCCATAACTTCTTCCTGTGAATTTGCATAAGCTATTACATCATCACAAAACTTTGGTGTTAATACACCACTAAAATACCAATAGTAATTAGATATATTCATAGGTTATGGTTTGAACAAAGTTCAAACTATCTTTCTGGTTATTAGTTAAGTAATACATATTAGTTGAGGGAAACATAATAAACATATTATCTTTAAGTTCTATATCCCAACTTCTTCCTTTACGTCTGTTATCTTCAAAGTGTATTCTAACAAAACAATTTTTAACTTTGACACCATATAATAATGTAAAGTCTGGAGAGTTGCGTAGATCCACTGGATCAATATTTAATAAAGGAATAGTTGTTTCCGCAGGTTTATAGATATTTCCCCACGTTTCTTTGTTAACTAAATTAATTCTATATTCAAGACCAATATGATCTCGCATATATGTATTCAACATATCCCAAGTTCGTGAGAACGGAAATTCTTTGTTTTGAATCTGTGATTGTAAGATGTCGCCTGATAATTTATCTCGGTCAATGTCCCAATCTTTAGGCATTGCTACATCACCGTAATATAATGCTTGCTCTGTTAATACTTTCTTTTGCATACCTGGATGTAATATATACATCCGTCATTTATAATGTCAATTGATATTAAAAGAATTGATCTAGATCAATTATGCTTTAGAATCTGTTAGATCCCAAGACTGTCCTGATTCATTCCAAACATAATGCCACTCGTGAGTTGCAGGAGTGTTTTCATCTGCAGGTTCATTTTGTGCTTGTTGCTCTGCAGTTAATGCTGGAGCATCGCCTATTGGTGATTTCCAATTAGCTGTAGATGTATCTTTTACCCAAGAAGCATATGGTTTTTTTGGCCAAAAGATTTGATCATCTTCGTCCCATTCATAACCTATACCTGCATAATTTCCTCTAAATGCTTTTGAGTTATCTCCAGAAATATGTGTGTTGCCATTAGTATTGTAAGATGTTTGAATCCACATTTGTGCAGGCCAATTATTATGTGTTTCTAAATATTGTTGACCTACTGATTCATCTTCAACGCCATCAGCGTTTAACATATCACCATTATTCAAAGTTAATACTTGAATAACTTTTCCGTTAGCTCCTAATTTTGCAAAATGTGCCATAATGTTTCTCCTTATATATTAATTTTAATTATCATTCAACTATTGAAATTTGTATCTTATTATAACAATTCCCGAACCACCATTACCACCTACTTCGCAATCATTAGATCCTGGATCTCCTCTTGATGCACCACCTGCACCACCGCCAGTGTTAACTGTTGCAGGAGTTCCGTTTCCTTTATTAGGACTTCCTGGTCCAGGGCCTGCTCTTCCACCACCACCGGCACCACCAGCACCATTATTACCACTAAAAGCTTCAAATCCACCTCCACCTCCACCTGAAAAATATCTTGTTGATCCTACAGGACCTGGTGTTCCATTACATCCTGCTATAAGTGGAGATACAAAAGAACCATCTCCACCAGAAGTTGGTCCCGGTGCACTAGCTCCAGCTGCTCCAGCACCACCGCCGCCAGCAGATGATCTACAAGGACCTTGAATACCACCATCTCCACCTGGTTGTCCTTGAGGTGGACTAACAGGAGGTGTATTACCATCACCTTTTACACCTTCTGGTCTTGTTGATTCTCCACCGCCTCCACCACCAGATCCACCAGGAGAACCACTTCTACCGTTTTTTGCTCCACCACCACCGCCAGTTGATGTTATTGTACTAAAAATTGAATTACTACCATTAGGTGCTTGATTAGTAGGATTTGTAGTTCCTGTGCCTCCACCACCTACTGTAATTGGAAAACTTGTTGCTGTAACTGTTATAGCAGTTGGAGTAGCTAAAGGAGAAGTTGTAGGCGCAGGCATACAAGTTGAATTAGATAATCTAAAACCACCTCCACCACCGCCAGCACCATTAGCACCACCAGCTCCTCCACCACCAGCAACTACTAAATAATCTACTGTATTTGAACCACCAGCATTTCCTGCACATGTTACTTGAAATGTTCCAGGACCTGTGAATGTATGTGTTTTAAAATTACCACAAGTAGCAATTGTTCCACCAGTTGCTTCTATAAATTGTGCGGTAGGTGCTTCGTCTTGTAAACCTGAATCTGTTACTAACCAACCTTGTGTTGAATCTACAAAAACTAATGTAACTGCAATACCTTCTACATCTAAAGTTGCATCAGTAGTGTTATCTCCACCAATTTTATCAGAACCATTTGGAGCTACTGTTACCGCATTTGTATCAAAAGTTCTTGCATAATCTTTTATTGCAACAACTGCGCCTGCAGTTCCTGCTGGTAAATTAACTGTTACTGCTCCACCAGTTGTATTTACAAAATACCCTTCACCAGCAACCGCTGTAAAAGTTGATGTCTTAACTGTTGTATTCCAAGATGCCGAACCTGTTGCACCAAATCCTGATGCAGTATCAGAGTTTGTGATTGATGCACCAGCAGGAATTGTGAATGTATCTCCACTATCTCCTAATTGTACTGTACCACAATTTGTTCTTGGACTAATTTTATTTACTTTTACTTCACTCATAATTTACCTATTGAAACCTATATCTTATCATTATTATACCTGAACCACCGTTACCGCCAGCTTTTGATGTAACAGAAGCTTGACGACCTCCACCACCTCCGCCACTTCCAGTATTATCACCACCATTACCACCTAAAGTAGGACCTGTAGCACCAGAATTTCCTGAAATATTACTACTCCCACCTTCACCTCCACCTCTTGGTCCTGCATTACTAGGAACAGATTGAGGAGAAGATTTACCTCCACCACCACCTGTTGCTTTTATAAGTGCGGAACCAGTAATAGAAGTTGATGCTCCAGTACCACCAACCCACGGCTGAGCTCTTGAATCAACTGCTCCACCTCCACCAGAACCAATACTTGAAGGACTACCTGCGGGAGCATTTCCACCTGGAGATCCTTGTGGGGGACTTACAGGAGGACTATTTCCAGTAAGAATAGTTGTTAGGCTAGAATTATTTCCACCACCAGAACCACCATTTTCACCTGGTCCTCTTGTTATATCTGTACTTGAACTAGCTCCTCTACCTCCACCAGCAGATGTAATTGTTGAAAAACTTGAAACAGAACCTGAATTACCTCCAGCACCGTTATTATCTTCAGGGCCTGATGAACCTCCATTACCACCACCACCGATTACTATTGAATAACCTTGTGCTGTGACCGGTAAAGCTGATACACCACTATTTGCAGGTAAACCAATAGAATAACAACCAGAAGCACCACCAGAAGATTCTCTATAACCTCCAGCTCCACCACCACCGCCTTTTGATCCAGTACCTCCTGATCCACCACCGCCTACTACCACATAATCTACTGTATTAGATCCTGCAGAATTACCACCACAAGAAACACAAAATGTTCCTGGCCCTGTAAAAACTGCAACTTTAAAATTTGTATCAACTGTTGTTAAAGTATTGCAAGCTCCTGAAACTGTTGCAGTAACAAATTGTTGTCCATATGCGGTTGTTGCTTCATTAATTAAAACCCAACCTCTTGTTGCATCAACAAAAACAAAAGTAACTGATTCACCCTGTCCATCTATAGCTACATCGGATCCAACACCTTCAATATTAGAACTGTTTCTACCGACAGTTAAATTATTTGTTTGAAAAGTTTGTGCATAATCTTTAAAGGAAACAATACTACCAGCCGCAGGAGAAGACGGTAAAGTTGCTGTAAAAGCTCCGCCTGTTGTGTTACAGAAATAACCTTCACCATTTGCTGCTGTAAAGTTAGAGGTTTTAATACTACCTGTTTGCCAATCAACAGTTCCCGTTCTACCAAAACCCGATTGAG